AATACTACCCCGCGGTACCAGTCACCTTTCCCTTTACTTTTTCTGAACAGTTCCGGTTTTTTGTGTTTGTTACCGGAACTACCGGTTACCAATCCGCGTCATTCATTTAATAGGGGACCACTGGGACCACTTCTTTTTTTTCTTTTTTTTCTTTTTTTTTTTCATTAATTTTTCAAATTAAAGACATTACGCTGCGCTTCCTTTTTAACATGAATGGATGTTGTTTGTGTGGTTGTGTGTGTTTTGTGTGTGTCAGTGAGTTTTTTATTCTTCTTTCTTTTTTTTTCTTTTTTTCTCATGAATAAATTTCATTTATTCAGGACTCAAGTACAAATCAAATGCAGTTAGGTCATCAGGATGACCACATACAGACTCATCAATATTAATAAGAAAAACCCTATCCCTAGATAATAAGGGTTTTTTAACTAATTCACCCCTATTATTATACTCTGAATCTAAACATGGCAAAAAATTAGATAAAACTACAACATGAACCTTATCACTACAATTAAAATCTATAGGTTCATATTTACTAGACCTAATTAATCTATCCTTAATTTCTTCTAATACAGTATATTGTAGATTGTCTTCTACCTGCCTGGGGATGTCGAAAATACAGTGACCCAGATGCTCCGCATACTGGTATTTTATATTTTCTCCCTTTCCTCCCCTTGAGTAGAACCACCCATCCTGAATCTTGGTCTTAGCCCATGTGGTTTTGCCTTCATTGCCTTCAGAGCCATACACCCATATGATAGTTCTATCATCTGGGCCCTGGTCCAGTACCTTCTGAGCCACGAGCTGCCAAGGTCGGTCAGGTACAGGGAGTACCAGACCACCGAACTCCGTATTAACCTTCGTCGCCAGGCAGCGACGATACAGTTTAGGGTCGGCCAGTCTAAGTTCTTCAGGGTCTTCCTGAAAACGTTCCATCGTCTTCCTCTTGTTGCTCCCTGTTTCCGCGAAAACTCCAAACTCCCATGGACCGTCAGTCCTTGTATCATCCTTTCTGCAATAATCTCTATTGCTGGATGATGAACCCTTGCAGGCTTCAATATGGGTTCCATCGGGCAATTTCTTCTTTAGAAACGCGAATCGTTGATTGCGTTTCAAATTGACATATCCCTGGATATGTCGTTTCTTAGTAGTGGGGCATTCTTCTTCTTGATATATTAAATAATTGGCCCATTCGGGCAAAGTTGTAAAGAGGGGGAGAACGTAATTGAAAATAGTAAAGCACCAATTCCTGGAATGAGACATTTTATAGCGCTGCGCTTCCACTCAATTGTTTTTTGACCAGGTCAAATGTGCCAAGGTTTTGTGCCGAGGCGGGGT